ATTTCGCAAGTGTAGTGTTCTGTGCTTCTCTATCTGCTTTTGCAATTGCATCTTCCAAGTCTGCTCTAATTTTATCACGTCTTGATTTTTCTTGGTTCTCAATTGTTAGATAATGCGAACTTTGTCCAATTCCACTGAATGACGGACTTTTAAAGTTATGAACTATCTCATCAGCACTAACACCTAGTGCAAAACCCAAACTAATTACTATCGTTGCTATTTTTTGCATTCTCTTCTCCTACTTTCTTTTTTAAGTTCTCTTTCATTTCGAGAACTACGTCTACCTTTTGCTGTAGCCGTATTAAATCTTGGTCGAGCATTCTGACTTGGTCGATAAGTTTGATAAGTGCGAAATGTTGTTTTTCCACTTCAGGTTCTAGGTTCTCACCAACAAACCACCAAACATAATACACAAAATATCCTAGACCAACCATCATAACTATCGGAAAACCATACTCTGAAATCAGAGTTGCTATACTCAATTCTTCCATATTAATCCCTTCTAACGTCTAAACTGCCGTCTTCAATAAAGTTCTCTGCTCTTGCTACACGTTCAATGTCGGGTCTGAGTTCTAATGCACTGGACACTAGTAAGTCTATTTTAATCATTTCGTTATTCATACTTCTTACTCTATTTTCTAGTGAAGAACAGAACATTGTAAGTGTTTTGATATCGTCAACAACACCCTCAAGTATCTGTTTAATAACGGTAAAAATGAAAAACCCCATAAGCAGACTTCCTGCAATTGGCGCTCCCACTTCACTAATTAATTCAAATATTTCACCCATACGTCTATTTAGGAAACTCAGGGTCTATTACTAAAGTTTATTCGAAAAAAAGGGGACAATTAAGTCCCCTAATAAAGTCAATTGAGTTTGTTACTTCACTTTGCTTGAGCAATACTCTTGACTACTTCTGCCTTGGAACCACTACGTTTTACTTTAATGTTGTTCTTATCGGCATAGTCAAGTAGTTGAACTTTAGTTAATTTCTTAAGTTCAGCAACACTAGGTGTTTCCTTCTTAACAGTTTTTGTAACTGATTTCTTAACTACTGGTTTACCACCACTCTTTTTCGATTCGAAAACAGTGTAGATTAGTACCATTGCAACTATTGCTATTATTATATATTCCATAATTTACCTCTTAAATTATTCATTTATTAATTACTTATTTAGTCCTTTGCTTTACCTATATTTAAAGCACACCAGTCTAAAAGCGAATAACACTTTTTGACTATTCCATCATCAACTGGCGTTGGTGTTAAAGCTGCAACTAATGATGCACCCATTACTAACCAAGGAATCACTTGAACCCATGCTATAACCCACTGTAAAAAATCTAATAACATATGATTTCTCCTGTTTGAAAGTTATACTTACAGGGTTATTTAGGATTTATTGGTTCCGATGGTGTACTTTGTGGTCAATTTCCATTCTTTTTTATCTTTGAATGGTATGATTTTAATTTGAGATAACGGTGCAATAGGGGTTTCAATTCTTTTCATATCAAGAACCGTTAACAGTTTCCATTGTGCAAGTAAACTGATAATTGTATTTCTACGTCCGAAGTCGCCCTCATCGATTGATGTTGGTTTACCGTCTAGTTTGAATAATTCTTTGAAGTGGACAATATAGTATTTACCACGTTTGTGCAGGATATGACAAGATTGGAATAACTCATTGTCTTTACGAGAAGCTACACCTATTCTAGATAGTGTTTCTCTTATCTTTAGGAAGTCGTCTTTTTCGGGGAAGGTAATTTCTACTAATTCCGAGACCAAGTCTCCATTGTCAATCATTGTTTTGTCCACCAGTTTTCATCCTGTTTTTCAATTCACGAACCTGTTTATCCGATAACACTACCATGTACTCTTTTGCTTTGATGGTTGATATCTTATAATACTGTTTTATGGTATCGAGTTTTTTACTAATATATGGTTTTTCCCATTTGGAAAACCTTTGTCTTTTTCTAAGAGTATTTAGTAAAAACACATATTGAAGACGATTATCGAGGTGGTGTCGATTGTTCATCTCGTTAGTAAAGAAAATAGAATCTTGGTGGTAAGACAAAGATTTGTTTATTAGGAAGGGGGCGTAACTTTTTTCTTCGATATCGTCAACCATGATATCTTTCTTATCATAGGATACAGACTTTACAAAGTCAAAAGGATTGCGTTTAGACATTTTACTTTCCTGTATTTTGTCCGAAAACAGATAGAAGTGCATCGCCTTCAAGAGGTTCGCCAAAGAATACAGTTTCACCTGTCTCTTTAATCTGTCTCATGACGACACCGTTGTTGTATTCGATGTCCAATACTGAACCATCGTTACCCCTAGTATCGTACCAGCAGGAAGTAAGTGAATGTGCATGAAGTGACTTAACACCCTTTGCCCATTCTTCTGCAAGAAGTAATCGTCTTTGTCTATCGACTACATCGTCATACTGACTCATTTGAATTTACACTCGGACATCAGTTCTGTTAAACAAGCGACAAAATTAATTTCATCGTCCATGGAAAATGCAGCTTTGTATTGATAGTCTGCAATGATTAACACTGCGGCTGGAATGGATTGACCTTCCAGTTGACTTTCAAGTGCATTGAATACTTTACGGAATAATGTAGAAAAGTCGTTGTCCGAATTCTGTCCGACCCACTTTCTCATTCCAGTCCAATTCTTTTCCTTAATCATATTTATAAGGGGGGTGAATTTCTCTTCGGAAAGCGATGATAGTAAACCTGAGTCTATAACACCACTAACTCCATACCTTTGCATTTCATTTAGAACACGTCTGAAGTCGGGGAAAAATCTCATTACTAATTCTGCAAGCACTGGTGTTTCTGCCTTAATGTTTTCAATCTCACAAATGTTTTTACATCTGAGTAACATCTGCTGTGCAAGTTTAGGTTTCTCTGAAGGAATGATTTTGAAATCGATTACGGTTGTTCTTGAGTGTAATGCAGGGATAATTCTATTCTTGTAGTTACAGGTAAAAATGAACCTACAGTTAGAAGAGAACTCTTCTATAAATCCTCTTAATGCAGGTTGAACACTTTCTGCAGATATGTAATCTGCTTCATCTAGGATAACCACTTTAGGGCCTCCCTGAAGAGATACAGTAGATGCAAAGTTTCTGATTTTGGTTCTGAGGGTATCAATCAATCGTCCTTCATCAGAACCGTTGATAACGATATAGTCTGCTCCGAGTTCATTACATAATGCTCTTGCAATGGTTGTTTTACCACAACCTTGAGAACCACTCAAAAGTAAATTAGGGATTTCTCCCTGTTTTACGAATTCTTTGAATTGGTCTTTAAATTGTTGAGGAAGGATTGTATCCTCGATTGTTTGTGGTCGATATTTCTCGACAAATAAAAATTCTTCTGTCACATTGACTCCATAATTAAATAAGAATAAAAAACCCCACCGTTTTTTATGTGTGCATCACCAGTGTAGAAGATGAGACGGATGCACTCCCGTGGATAGTTGAGATAGAACTATTCCACATTAGTATTTATACTAAACTCCGTATTTACTATCGGGTTCTAGTGCAATAAAGTATTCTAAATCGATATCTGCATTATTAAAATGTGATATTCCTTTAGAACTAACGGCAACATCATAGTTACCTTCTAGAATTTTAAGGTTCTCAATCTTAAAGTTCATTGCATAAGTTGTTCCATCACCAGTTCCCACTACTCGTGAGAAGGTATTAGAAGCTGCGTTCTTCTTGTCTACTACAGTTAGAGAGACGGTTGAACCATCGGACTCTAACACTAGGTCATTGACTCCTAGAACACTTGATGCTTTCTGCAGGTCATTCAACAAAGTTGATGTAACCTTAAATTCTATCTCGGCATCAGGCATAGTTATCATCTTATCGGGTGCAACTACCATTCCTTCAGATGCATAAAAATATGCAAGTTTAGAATTGTTATCTGCAATAGATAAAGATGAGGCACCAAATTCAAAATCAGGGTCTTCCAGTAAACTGGTAGCACCTAAGAATTCGGGCAAGTTATATATTGAAAAGTTCGTTGGGAACTCTTCACTTACAGTTGCTACTGCAAGTATGTTTTTCATATTAGAGATAGTCTCTAATTTGTTTCCTGTTTTAACTCGGATACCCGAATTAATTGTTGAGAAGTTCTTAAGAACGTCTCTTGTATTATCACTGATTTTCATCATTTAGTTTCTCCATATCGTGAATGTATAATTGTATGAGTCCGTAATGCAAAACCTTTAATAGGTCTGCACGATTTTTCCCACCCTTTTTTCCATACCTTTGTGCGTACTTTAACACATTTCCAATACAGAAGCCTTCACCATGACCGCTGTCAATGATAAATTCTGTTGCCTGAAACTTATTCAGACTATAATGTTGGTCGTAAGTTGAGTCTATATACAAAGTCAACTCCTTGAGGAGCTGACCTTCGTTGTATTTGTAATCTACTCCGACTATAGGTTTTCTACCGAACATACTAATAGTATACTCCTAGTAGTCCAATTCGTCAAT